CTAGCTCCCAGAAGGTGCAAGAGCAGCAAAGGGGAAGCGTGTTGCCTCTGTCTGGTTAACGCGATTGATAGGATTAGGCAACTGCCACGCCATGCGAAAAGTAACACGCAGAGCAATCATATCGTCCTGCCCCAAGTTATGGATGATGGCGCGAGGAGTGGCGTTATCGGTGATAACTCCTTCAGTCAATACTTTGTAGGTGATGTCCTTACGGATACTGTATACAAGTTGATTGAAATCACCAGAGACAAGTAGAGCTTGTGAGTCGTCCATGGCGCCGTTGAGTGGGAATTCCAAACGCTGCCCATCAAGTGTATAAGGTACAGCGTTCTGCATGTTCTGAACGAACAGAGGCAATCCCGTCCCGCCATCACGCAAACCACGCAATTTAGAACGCATCGTAAGAGCAGAAAGATGACCATTAACTAAATAGCCATCTTCTTCAACATATGATAATACGCCACCTTCGCCCATAATGGCGTCATACAGATCATTGCCAAATGTTTCAGAGACAATATGAGCAGCAGGCATGGCAACTAACAAACCATCAGGCCAGTTGCGCGGTACATCTACATCAGAAGTACCAAACAAAATGGCGGTGTCAATTACTGCACCAATGCTGGCTACGATTTGGGGACGCATCTCTCCCCAAATATCAAAATCAGCATCTTCCAAAACGTTTTCAGGGATAGGTACAACACAGGCAATTTCTTCCGCATTAAGATATTTGTTTGCCCATGCGGCTTCGGTGGTCTGCTTTACTTCTGTAAATGTTTGGGGACTTCTGCCGGCCTCACCTACGAAATAGGCTTGAGGTAATGCAGAAAGAACAGGGAGCCGCCGTTGTCCACGCGCCATATTGGGCAAACGCCTTGATAGACGCAACACGCTTGAACCTTCTGCAATAGTTTGCAGGATTTCTTTTGACGCATCTTCTGGGATTAATGCACTAGCATCTTCCCGGGAGATATTTGAATTGAATACGGTCATTTGTTACTCCTTATTATGTTGTAACATTTCTATTGGCTTGACTTCTAATCCAATCGTTCATGGTTTGAGATGAGGGCGGTTCTTCACCTGTGCCACTGCCTGATGTTTTCTTCCTAGGTAGCTCACGCTTTTTATCACCAAAAAATTCTGGGACAACTTCTTGGATTTTCTTCCAGTCAGGCGCGCCAGATTTGGTGAATAAATTTTCTGACTTAGCAATTGCATAAGCAGCTTTAGGGTTATGGCAGTTTTGCGAAAAAGAGTCCTCATAAAAGTCTGCCCGTCTTGTCTGCTCATCGTATTGGTTGGCAATATCTTCCAACCGTTTACGCTCTTCACTATCTTTGGCAAGTTTATTAGTTGCATCACGCAACTGTTTGGAGAAATCATCACGCTCTTCCCGTGTTGCCTTGACTGTGTTTTGGAGCTTTTCAATATGGGCAGTAAATAAGGGTTTAGCTTTTGTTTTAATCTCGTCGGATTGTTTATCTAGCCAACTTTCAAATGTTTCAGCATTATTATTCTGATTATCATTTGAGTTATTATCGCCATTATTTCCAGAGCCACCATCGCGGTTAGCTTCAAAGAAAAAAGGTGATAAATGGAACTTTTTATAATTAGGGAACATCGCGTTACTCCTGTGCATCACGCACAATTAAAATGCCTGCTGCTGTCAAATTAGACAGTTGCAGGCATTCGATTGATTACCTACCTCACTGTAAATTTATATCGTACGATACACATTTACACGAGATATTCAATTGGCGGTATTATAACTTATTTCGGCTTTTTCGTTGTGCTTCTCTTTTTAGGTTTTTTCTCTACTTCATAAGTGATTACCTCCTCGTTTGTTTGATGTGCTGATTGAGCTTCATTGCCATAATGTATTGGCTCTGGGTTGCTAACGAGCTTATTAGTATCATCTGCCCCAGCATCTTCAAGCGTTACCTTAAGAGTAGTAAATGGTACTTCTTTTTTCTTTACTATGTCAACATATTTAACTCCTTGATTGTCTGCTAATACACATTTGACTATATCCCCTTCAACTGTGTAACATACTGACAATTTTGTTTTCAATATGTTCTCCGCTCTCATTCTGATTATGGACGGGAGTGCTTTTTGATCTTCCATTTCCTGTTCCTTTCTCTATGTTATATTCTTTTTCCAATCGTGCAACAATTGATATTACTACTGCTCTTTACAACTCTAATCCCTTAACTAATTGTAACAAATCAGCACGCAATAATAAAGCTTCTTTAGTGTCCATTTACTTGTACCTGTTTGAATAGCTTTTCCACCTCTTTGGTATATTGATCTAATGGCAAATCTTTATCTCTTGCCATATTGACAAAAGAGAGAAGCTGAAAACAAGCAGCATAAAACATTACTATCCATTTTCTCTTCTCTTCAATATCTTTACACATCTTTAGGTTGTGGGCAAGTGTGATGGCTTGTGCGTTATGGGTATTCTTTGCAAGTGTTTGAACTGCAATAACAATCCTATTAATCTGCTCATCAGATAAAGGTTTGTCGTTATTCATAACTTTTTCATTAATTACTGCCATTATAAAATCCTTTCTGTGATAAAATGAGAGTGTCTCCCCGACACGCTGATACAACATACTGTTGTTGAGGCAAACAACTCCCAGTCCTTTGTGGCTGGGTTTTGTTTTATACCTAACTCGTGCGCCTTGGAGCGCACTCGCTCCCCGACACGCTGAAAACAAACACCTGTTATAGAGACACTTCGCCTGCTCATTTCATTTGCCTAATCTCTTTCACAAATGTTGTAAATGCTCTGGCTATATGCGTGACGTTTGTTTTTTTATACAAATCCACCGCCAGATCTTTACCTTCAAACCGAAAGATAATTCTATATCTTAAACTTGTTTCTTCCACTTTCAAACTAATTAATTTCATTGCTCCTCCTGCATCAACAAACTATTTTTAATAAGCGTCAACATGTCTATTACAACTTGAACGCTTGCAGACTTAGAAAATTCAATAGTTAAAGTTGGTTGATATTCATCAATTGTTTTACCAATAACTGATATGTCCTTATAACCTATCTCATGAACTTCATCTGTCACCTTTAGCGCCAGTCCGTATTCAATTTCTTTGTCGCCATATGTTGTCACTGCAACATTACCGCTGCCCATTTGAATATTCATCCTGTTAACTCCTGTAATGTAGCTTCTCGTGGACTATTTCCCCATGTGGCATTGAAATTGATCTTTGCTATATCTGTAAGCTTGAATTGCCCATCTTGCCATAACTCAAACTTCTGTTGTCCCATCATTTGAGCTTGCAACGCCGGTTCTTGTCGCATAAACCAATCAGCGCCTTTCTCCCATTGAATAACAGGAGAGCCTTTGATTTGAAATACTGCTGTGCATCTACCTCTAGGGTGGTCGTCCACTTCTTGATCTAATGGCACTATTTGCCCATCTAGAATTAAACACGCCATACACACTCTATCATCTTTTGTTGCTACTCTCCTCATATATCCTTCTAATCCACTATTTCTGTATTGTTCTGCTGATACACTTCGATTAACTCTTAACTGCTCTGTGCGTGCGATGAGCGTAATTCTTTCTAAACCTATCCCTAATGCACGAGAAGCATTTAGAGCAATTGTATTGGGATTTAATCCCTTACTCGCACCTTCTAAAAATGCTTTGATAACAGCATCTAAACTTTCTGGATATGCTTCTTTCAATAATCTATATAATGGCGTGCCATCACCTAGAAATCCTACAAATGTTTCAACAGCATCAACAGGCAATCTATCAAACGCAACTCCTAACACTGCTGATATTCTAATTGCTTCACTTGCTGATTGAATTCCTAATAGTCCATATTCTAACTGCTCTGCTTCAATATCTAATGCCGCAACATTCTTGGCGTAATCTAAAATTTGCGCCTTCATCTGCTCGTTGAGTTTTTTATATCTATCCATCCTTTTTAATAGCTGCTCTGTGATGACACTGCCTGTTGCCTGTGCTTGTTGTATCTCTAATCCCAATAAAATCATATCATCTTGCAGTGACTTTTCAAGCTCTAGCCACGTTGCTGCCAGTCTTTTAATTTGCTCATTCTCTCTAGCAATTAGAGCTAAACGATATTGGCGCAATAGTTGAACAACTTCTGGGTCTTGATTTGATGTAGGCATATTATGAGGTTATTCCATATCTATTTACCAGCCATGCGTTGATTGCATCGCGGTCAGCGTGCCAGTTCACGAGGTCGGTAATCTGATAAATTAATAACCTGTAAATGGTAATTTCGTCTGCAACTCCATCGCCATACGCAGCCAGTTTGACTGTACCGCTGGTCAAATAATCGGCAACCTCCGTGTCCCCGGGGTTAGTCTCGGAATTGTCACCATTGAGATATAAATCAGAGTTTGTCCGATTGATTAACTCCGCAAGCGTCAAGATTTTTGTATCTTCAGCGAATGAACCACCAGAAACATTGTTTGTTGCTGAACCATATACAAGTAATTGATTAGTGTAAAGCTCATACCCACTTGCAAATCCAGAGTCCTCTTTGGACAGGACAAGATGTGTTCCGCCGTTTGGTGTTGAGCAAACTACAACGAGTGCAAGAGAAGCAAGATTATCGGCAAAGTTATCGCCAGTCATTACATTATCCACGCCATCAAATACAACTGCCTTATAATCTCCGATTGCTTGCACATCAGGACGGGCAGAGCCAGTGGCCGTGAAATCACGACCATTCCCGCTTGCGTCCATCCATGTGGATAATAAACCCAATGACAAATCATCAGCAGGTAAATCGCATAACAGTATTGCGCTTGCAACTTGTGGCAACGTCAAAGTGTCATCTATTTCCAGTATATGACTTCTTGACCTATGTTTGTCTCTATATCGTGCTGAAACAGGATTAGATTTATTATTATTCTTTTCGCCTATCAATGGTATATCTGGCATGTTGTCTCCTTAGGCGTAGCCGCCACCATTACATAAAATACTGATTGATCTATTTTTATACTGCAAGTAGAGTAAAGCTCCTAGAATGAGCAAAAACATAGCTTGAAAAACCCGCCAGGAAGGGTTGAGAGCGATTTTACCGCTATGCCTGTACATTTGTGCCACCTGTTGAATTAGCATTGTTTCTAGCATCTTCCGCGCGTAATTGATCTAATGCGTCTTGTGCTAATCCAGTTCTTTTTGTCTGCTCTTCTTTTTGATCTTCTTCCAACTGCTTGATTTCATCAGCAGTTTTACCTTGCCAGCGTAATGATGTCTTTAGGGGCACACCACTCTCTACTTGTGTTTTAGTGATATTGGCAGACGTTTGAGGTTGAACAGTTTCAGCAGGCTCCCACATGGGGACAATCTGTTTTCTATCAATTATTATATTTTCAAGCTCTAATAAGAATTGAGCTAATTCCTGCCATGATACTGAATATCTTCCTTGCCTCTTCTTGACCTTCTTGTTGAGCGGCGCCTCCATTGCTATCAAAGCTTCGCCTGACGGGTCCCCACCTTGTGCAAAGAAATAATGCTTGGGTGTTCTGCTAATGATTGCCAATGATGTTGCTAGTTTATCAATAGCATTAAGAAAACCATCAAGCACTCTGCCACCTAATTCTGTAACTGTTGTTTGTTGCCCTTCATCGCTTGCAGGCA